AGCCCGACCCGGAGGGGTATCGCCGGGCAATGGAGCATTTCCGCGTTACGCCCGCCGATACAATGATCTTTGAGGACTCGGGCATCGGCCTGACCGCGGCCAAGGCCAGCGGGGCAAGGGTATTCAGGGTGGAGCAATTTTAAGAGCGTGATGCAGGGGAAACCTTGTTTGCACGCAGAATATGCAGCCGGCCGCAAGGCTCCCGGGCGGATATGGAATCCGCCCCTACGGTGTAGGGGTCGATGCTCGCATCGGCCCGGAAAGTGCACGGCGCGGCAAGGTTGACGGGCGAACAATGTTCGCCCCTACAAAAACAGCCCCGGAAGGCAGTTGCCTTTCGGGGCTGTTGTACTTGTGATGGAAAATCAGGCCTTCGCGTCCGGGCGGACGATGTCACGGATGACGTTGACGATGTTGTCAGCGGTCAAGCCGTAGTCACGCAGGACCTCATTGGCGGGGCCGGAGTGACCGAACTGATCCATGACGCCGATGCGGCGCACGGGAACGGGCAGCTTCTCGCTGACGACGGAGCAGACGGCCTCGCCTAGGCCGCCGATGATGCTGTGCTCCTCGACGGTGATGATGCGGCCGCACTCGCGGGCGGCGGTCAGGATGATCTCCTCGTCGATGGGCTTGATGGTCGGCATGTTGATGACGCGGACGTTCATGCCCTGGCGCTTGGTCAGCACGGCGGCGCGCAGAGCCTCGTTGGTCATCAGGCCGGTGGAGATGACGGCAATGTCATAGCCGTCGGTCAGTTTCTCGCCCTTGCCGATCTGGAACTCGTAGGTCTCGGGATCGTGGAAAACGGGCGTGGCCAGACGGGAGAAGCGCAGGTAGACGGGACCCTGATAGTTGTAGGCGGCGATGACGGCGGCGCGGGCCTCCACATCGTCAGCCGGGCTCAAGACCACCATGCCGGGGATCGAGCGCATGAGGGCGATGTCCTCGCAGCACTGGTGGGACGCGCCGTCCTCACCGACGGAGAGCCCCGCGTGGGTGGCAGCGATCTTGACGTTCAGGTGCGGGTAGCCGATGGAGTTGCGGATCTGCTCAAAGCCGCGGCCCGCAACGAACATGGCAAAGCTGGACACGAAGGGGACATAGCCCATCGTGGCCATACCGGCGGCGACGCCGACCATGTTCTGCTCGGCAATGCCGCAGTCAAAGTGACGATCCGGGTACTCCTTGCGGAAGATTTCGGTTTTGGTGGCAGCGGCCAGGTCGGCGTCAAAAACCACCAGATTGTCAGCGCCCTGCTGGGCCAGCTCTACCAGCGTGTTGCCGTAGCTGACACGGGTAGCAATTTTTTTAATATCAGCCATTGTTGAACTCGATCTCCTTTTCCAGCGTGGCGTGGGCGGCGCGCAGCTCGGTCATAGCCTGGGCGTATTCTTCGTCGTTGGGGGCCTTGCCGTGCCAATCGACGGCGTTTTCCATGTAGCTGACGCCCAGACCCTTGGTCGTGCGCAGCAGGAAGCAGGTGGGCTTGCCGCTGCCGTGGGACAGGTCGAACATCTTGAACGCCTGCTCCAGGTCGGCAAAGGAGTTGCCGTTGCAGACGATGGTGTTGAAGCCGAAAGCATCCATCTTGTGGTCCAGCGGCTCGGAGTTCATGACGTCGCGGGTCGCGCCATCAATCTGCAGGCCGTTGACATCGATCATGATGCACAGGTTATCGAGCTTGTAGTGGTTGGCGAACATGAACGCCTCCCAGCATTCGCCCTCTTCGATCTCACCGTCGCCCAGCAGGGTGTAGACGTTGATGTCGCTGCCCAGCTTTTTAGCACCCAGCGCCATGCCGCAGGCGGCGGAAACACCCTGGCCCAAGGAACCGGTGCTCATGTCAACACCGGGGACGGTGTTCATGTTGGGGTGGCCCTGCAGGTAGCTGTTGGAGTGGCGCAGCGTGGGCAGGTCGGCCACCGGGAAGAAGCCGCGCTCCGCCAGCGTGGCATACAGGCCGGGGGCGCAGTGGCCCTTGCTAAGTACAAAACGGTCGCGGTTGGGGTCCTGCGGCTGTTCGGGGTCAATGCGCATCTCGCGGAAATACAGATAGGTCAGAACGTCCGCCGCGGACAGGCTGCCGCCCGGATGACCGCACCCGGCACCGTGGGTGGCTTCGATCACACCCATGCGCACGCGGGTCGCAGTCAGTTTTAACTGCAGCGTTTCCAGTTTTGTCATAGCTAAGCTCCTCCGGTCACTTATGGTAAAATCGGGCAGTATATATGGATACTGCTACACAATATACTATCTTATATTATACACGTTTCGCGGAATCCCGCAACATTTTTTTACAAATTTCGTGAAAAAAGGCTGTTTTGGTGCATTCGCGGTAAAGTTGACACGCCAAAAAGCCCGCTGTTATGCACCCTTTGTGCGTAATGCCAAAAAATGGGGCGATTCGTACATAAACTACAGCAAAAAGCACCTTGCACAAAGCGGGCATTTGTGGCATAATTTAAGTACAGCCGCGGTGCGGAAAGCCCATGATATGAGGCAGCCGCCCGGCCCACACTACAAGATATGGGAGGGAAAGAGAGTGCCCAACGGGATCTACATCCAGACTGAGTACCACGGCAAGCTTATCCGCAAAATCGTCTGCAATGGGGATGTACGGTGGTTTATCGGCTCCAACTGTGCCGTGACCTTCCTGTCCATGGACGACTGCATGGCCGCCATTGACCGCCTGTAATTGTAAAAAGGAAGTCTGCCGCACGCCGTCCTTTGGGGGATGACGTGCGGCTTTTTGCATTTGTATACGAGGTTTGTATGAAAAAACGGAACTGGCGTCTGATGCTGCGCCGGGTGCTGAACCTGGTGCTCAGCCGCATTGTTGTGACCGGCGTGCTTCTGCTGCTGCAGGCGTTCTGGCTGTTTGCGCTGTTCTACTGGCTGGCGGACTACGCCAAATGGTTCGGCGGCGTGGGCGTTGCCATGAGCATTATCATGTGCCTGGCGCTGATCCGGCAGGATTCCACGGTGCCGGAGTTTAAGATCAGCTGGATGATCCTGTTTGCCGTTATGCCGGTGCAGGGCGGCATTTTGTACCTGCTGTGGGGCAACAAGCGCCCGGCGCTGGGCTTGCGCCACCGGCTGGAGCGCGCCGAGGACGCAATGGCCCCGGCGCGGAAGGACGACCCCGACGCCGCGGCGGCCTTGCAGCGGCAGGACCCCCGCGCCGCGCTGACGGCCCGCTACCTGCACGACTACGGCCCGATGCCGGTCTGCGGCGGCACGGCGGCGAAATATTACCCGGACGGGCAGAGCATGTTTGCCGATATGCTGCCCGCATTACAGGGGGCACAGCACAGCATTTATGTGGAGAGCTTTATCATCGGCATGGGCGAGATGTGGGGGCAGATCCACGAGATTTTGCGCCGGAAGGCCGCGGCAGGGCTGGACGTGCGGGTCATCTACGACGACGCGGGCTGCCTGAGCCTGCTGCCCCACAACTACGCCGAGATGATGCGGGCCGACGGCATCCGGGCGTTCAGCTTCAACCGCTGCGTGCCGATGCTGAACCTGGTCATGAACAACCGCGACCACCGCAAGATCATGGTCATCGACGGGCAGATCGCCTTTACGGGCGGTGTGAATCTGGCGGACGAGTATATCAATAAAATCGTGCGGTTCGGCTACTGGAAGGACAGCGGCGTCCGGCTGGATGGCCCCGGCGCAGCGAGCCTGGCAAACATCTTTTTGACGTTCTGGAAGGCAAAATACCCCGACGAGGACCTGGACGCGGGCTGCGACCTGCCCGCCGCCGTGCCGGTGGAAACGGACTGTCTGGTGCAGCCCTTTGCCGACAGCCCGGTGGACCGCGAGGCCGTGGCGAAGAACGTGTATCTGGAGCTTATCAACCAGGCGCAGAAGCGGCTGTACATCTGCACGCCGTACCTGATTCTGGACAACGACCTGCTGTCCTGCCTGCGGCTGGCGGCCAAGCGCGGCGTCGATGTGCGCATCTACACGCCCGGCGTACCGGACAAACCGACGATCTACCAGCTGACGCGGAGCTATTTCCCGCATTTGCTGCAGGCAGGCGTTAAAATTTACAGCTACACGCCGGGCTTTCTGCACGCCAAGACCTGGCTGGTGGATGACCGCATTGCCGCGGTGGGCACGGTGAATCTGGATTACCGCAGCCTGTACCTGCATTTTGAGAACAGCGTGCTGCTCTACGGCGGCGCGGTGCTGGACGATGTGCGGCGCGATCTGGCGGAGATCGAAAAGGAAAGTGCCGCGGTGACGCTGGCGGACTGCCGGACCGGATTTTTTGGCACGCTGTACAGCGCGGTGCTGCGGCTGGTGGCACCGTTGTGCTGAAGGCGGGAGGCCCCGACGACACGGGGGCATCCGCTGACGCAAACGGGCACGGAGCGGTCAAGACCGCTCCCTACAAGGCACCCGTGTATGGCAGACCGTAGGGAGGGGTCTTGACCCCTCCGGGAAAGTGGACCGCTGACGCAAACGCCACGGAAACAGGCGGCGGTGTAAGCTGGCGGGCGAGCAATGCTCGCCCCTACAAGAGTTTTTCGACAGTTTGAGCAATACGCAAAGCCCGTCCCGGGTCAGACCGGGGCGGGCTTTGTGGTTTCAGGAGGCGTATTCGCGCTCCAGCGTTTCTATAAAATGAACCGGGTCGAAGATGTGGAGGCCGTCGGCGTTGGGGGCGGCGGGTGTCAAGCGGGAAAGCGGAAAAAGAAGCGGAAGTCCGGTTTTTGGGATTACCAGGCGGGAATTTGCAAAAATATATTGACAACTATATGTTGTTGCATTAAGATGAGAGTAACCAACAATACCTGACAGGAGCGGCAACATATAAGGAGGACAGCGATGGACTATAAGGAAAAAGTGGAGTGGCTGGGTCGCTATCAGGCGTCTGTCAGCTGCCAGCACATGCTGGAAGAAGAAATCGAGGTGCTGCGCAGCGACGCCGAGCGGGTGACGGCCTGCATGAGCGGCATGCCCGGGCGCAGCGGCCCTAACGCGGACAGGCTGCCGCGGGCCGTAGAACGTATCGAAGAAGCGCAGAAAAGGCTGGAGCAGCAGCTGGAAAGCTGCATGGAAACGCGCGCGGAGATTATGTGCGGCATCATGACGGTGCGGGATAGGCCGGGGCAGGAGGTGCTGCGCCGCCGCTATGTGATGGGGCAGAATTTTTCGGAAATCGCGGAGGCTATGGGGGTAGTTCAGCGCCGGGCGTACCAGCTGCACCGGACGGCAGTGGAGGGGATGGCCGTGCCGAAGCGGGCGTGAAAAAGATTTCAGTAAATTTCCCGAAGATTTCGCAAAATTTCATTGTATTTCACAACCAAAAGTGGTAATATGATACCATCGAAACTCGTGAGAGGAAGTGATTCCTCCCGCGGGTTTTTTTATACCCATTCGGGAAAAGGAGGGATGCCGTTGTGTGAGATCGACGCGGACCATGTGCTGGACGAGCTGGCAGAGATCGCCTTTGCCGTCCCCGGCGAGGAGGGCGGTCTGCCGGTCAAGGTGGCCGACAAGCTGCGCGCGCTGGAAATGCTGTACAAGCATCTGGGCCTGGGCGACGGGGCGAAAACAGAGGGGGTGGTCATTGTGGACAGTGAAAGTTAGGAGAGAGGAGATAGGAGAGAGGAGAGAGGCACCAAGGTGGAAGTGCGGCTGAAGGAGAAGATACCCGGCGTGTTCTGGCCTGTGCATCAGGCGATACGGCGCAGCGAGGTGACAGAGGTCGTGGCCAAGGGCGGGCGCGGGTCCGGTAAGTCGAGCTATCTTTCGATGGAGCTGGTCTGGCAGCTGCTGCGCCACCCGGACTGCCACGCTGTGGTGCTGCGCAAGGTCGGCGGCACGCTGCGCAACAGCGTGTATAACCAAATCGTATGGGCTATCGGGGAGCTGGGGTGCGCGGGGTATTTCCGCTGCACGGTCAGCCCGATGGAGTGCACCTATCTGCCCACCGGGCAGAAGATCTTATTCTTCGGGACGGACGACCCGGGCAAACTCAAGAGCTTAAAGCTGCCGTTCGGCGCTGTGGGCATTTGTTGGTTTGAGGAGCTTGACCAGTTCGACGGCCCCGAGGAGGTGCGCAACGTCGAGCAGACCGTGCTGCGCGGCGGCAGCTGGACGCTGACGTTAAAGAGCTTCAACCCGCCGGCCATGGCCCGCAGCTGGGCCAACCGCTACGCGCTGGAGACCCGCCCCGGCAAGCTGGTGCACCATTCGACCTACCGCGATCTGCCGCGGGCCATGCTGGGCGAGCGGTTCTGGGCCGACGCCGAGCACCTGCAACGGACGAACCCGGCGGCGTTCCGCCATGAGTACGGCGGCGAGGTCGTGGGCAGCGGCGCGGCGGTGTTTGCCAATTTGCAGCTGCGGGCCGTGCCGGACGACGAGCTGGAACGGTATGACCGCGTCTACTACGGCGTGGACTGGGGCTGGTACCCCGACCCCTGGGCCTACAACGCCGCGGCCTACGATGCGGCGCGGCGGGTGCTGGTGATTTTTGACGAGCTGACGCGCAGCCGCACGCCGAACCGCGAGACGGCAGAGCTTTTGCTGGCGCGCGGCGCAGGCACGGACGGCCCGCTGACGGCGGACGCCGCCGAGCCGAAATCCTGCGCCGACTACCGCGCCGCCGGGCTGCCCTGCCGCGCAGCCCAGAAGGGCCCCGGCAGCGTGCGCGAGAGCATGAAGTGGCTGCAGGGGCTGGCGGCGATCATCATTGATCCGGTGCGCTGCCCGGCCACGGCGGCGGAGTTCAGTGAGTACGAGTACGAGCGCGACCCGCGGACGGGCGAGGTGCTGCCGGGCTACCCCGATGTGAACAACCACCACATTGACGCGGTGCGGTACGCGGTGGAGGGGGTGTGGAGAAGGAGAGGAAGTTAAAATGTGTTGCGCATGTAGGGGCCGCACATGTGCGGCCCGCAGCCTGGCGAAAACGGACGCTTGTAGGAAGGCCGCGGGCCGGGCATGCCCGGCCCCTACCGCGTGGCAATGAAGAAAGGAGAGGATGATTTGCAATCCTATTTGGAACAGGCATTTGGGAAAAGTGACGTTACATCTGTCAAAATGCGGGCGGCGGTGCGGGAATGGTTTGATCTGTACTACGGCGTGCCGCGCGCGGGCGAGGATACCGCGCCCCGTGTGGCGGCGCTGATCGTCGGCAAGCTCTGCCGCACGGTCTTTGCCGAGTACGAGACCCGCCTGCCGCCCGAGGCACCGGACCCGCTGCGCCGCAGCCTGTCGGCGCTGAACGCGGCGGCCAAGACCGCGATGCAGTATGCGCTGGTGGGCGGAGAGTGTCTGCTGAAACCGGTGCCGCGGGACAGGGCGTTCGACTTTGCGGCCATCCGGCGCGACTGCTACGTGCCGCTGGCCCGCGATGCCCACGGCAGCCTTCTGGCCGTCGGCACGATGGAGCGGCACAGCGTCGATGGGCGGCAGTACGCCCTTTTGGAGCGCCGCACCGCGGGCGCGGACGGCCTGACCATCGAAACGCGGCTGTTTGAGCTGAACGGCCAGACATTGGGCCGCTGTGTGCCGCTGGCCACGCTGCCCGCCTGTGCGGAGCTGGTCCCGCAGCTTGTGCTGCCGGGGGTGCAGGGTGTCGGGCTGGCCGTGCTGAAAACGCCGCTGATGAACTGTGTGGACGGCAGCACCGACGCGGTCAGTATCTACGCCCCGGCGGCGGGGCTGCTGCACGCACTGGCCCGCTGCGAGGAGCAGCTGAACGCCGAATTTGCGAACGGTGCGTCCCGCGTTTTTGCGTCGGAGGATCTGCTGCGCCCCGATGCCCAGGGCCGCCGTGCGCTGCAGGACGATCTGTTTGTCGGCCTGCCGGACGACCCGGCCAATGTCGGCGTGACGGTCTACAGCCCGGCATTGCGGGAGGGCAGCTATCTGGCCCGCAAGCAGGATCTTCTGCGCGGGTGTGAGAGCCTGCTGGGCCTGCGCCGCGGCATTCTGAGCGAGGTCGAGCCCCCCGCCGAGCCGCGCACGGCGACGGAGATCGCCGCAACGTCGGTGGACTACGACCTGACGATCCGAGACCTGCAGAGTGCGTGGACGGATGCGGTACAGCAGGCCATGGCGCTGTGCAGTGCGCTGGGCGCGGTGTACGGGCTGGACGGTCTGCCGCAGACCGCAGCCCCGGCTATCGACTGGGGCGACGGTGTTTTGTATGACCGTGCGCGTATCTGGGCCGAGCAGCGTGAGCTGGTGGACGCGGGGCTTCTGCGCCCCGAGCTGGCGCTGGCGTGGTATTTTGATCTGCCGCATGAGACCGAGGCGGAGCTGGCAGAGATTCGCCGCCGGTTTATGGGCGATGCAGGGCGGGCGCAATGAGCCTGCCCTACGATAACACAGGAAAGGGGGTGAAATACAATGGAGAGCGAGCAGAACAAGCCGATGCAGACCCCCGCGCCCTATGCCGCGGGGACCGGCAGCGTGCCGGTAGCGCTGGACCGCGACGCTTTTGCGCGGATGGGGTATCGGGAGAGATTGGCGCTGAAGAAGGAGAACCCGGAGGTTTATAAAGAGTTGAGGAAGTGAGGGGCGGCGGGAGGAATCCCTCCGCCTCGCTTACGCTCGGCACCTCCCTTTGACAAGGGAGGCTTGTAGGGGGCGGCGTCCTCGACGCCCCGCGGGAGGGGGAAAGCCCTCCCCTGCAAATTACGTACACGGGAGTTTGTAGGGCGGCCAGCCCTCTGGCCGCCGCGGCGGGGTCAAGCCCCCTCTCTGCAAAGCAAACCGTGAAAGGGGCAACCAACGGAAACCGGCGGGCCGGGCATGCGGCCCCCACCGTACAAAAGTAAAACACATAAAAAGGAGAAACTATATGTCTGATTTCATCACGAAGCTGTCCGAACTGATCGACCCTGAGGTTATGGGGGATATGGTGTCCGCGCGCATCCCGAAGAAGCTGCGCGTGGCACCGTTTGCCAAAATTGACGATACGCTGCAGGGCGTGCCCGGCGATACCATCACCGTGCCTGCCTACACCTACATCGGCGACGCCTCCGACGTGGCCGAGGGCGGCGAGGTCGCCATTGAGAAGATGACGACCTCCACCCGCAAGGCCACCATCAAAAAGGCCATGAAGGGCATCGGCCTGACCGACGAGGCCGTGCTGTCCGGCTACGGCAACCCGGTGGGCGAGGCCAACACCCAGCTGGCGCAGGCCATTGCCGCCAAGGTCGACAATGACTGCATGGACGCCTTGCAGACCGCAAGCCTGATCTACGACGGCAGCCAGGCCCAGATCAGCTACAACGCCATCGTCGATGCTGTTGACCTGTTTGAGGAGGAGATGGGCTGCTCCGACAAGGTGCTGTTCATCCACCCGAAGCAGGTCACCCAGCTGCGCAAGAACCCCGACTTCCTGAGCGCCGACAAGTACACGCCCGGCGTCAGCCTGACCGGCGAGATCGGCATGATCGCGGGCTGCCGCCTTGTGCCCAGCAAGAAGGTCCCGCTGGCCGAAGGCGTCTACGCCTGCCCCATCGTCAAGCTGGAGGCCGACCCCGAGGTCGATGACGAGATCCCGGCGCTGACCATCTACCGCAAGCGCGAGGTCAACATTGAGACCGAGCGCAAGCCCAAGACCCGCACCACCGAAATCACGGCGGACGAATTTTACGTCGCTGTGCTGTCCAATGAGGCTAAGGTCGTGCTGGCAAAGTTCAAGGCGTAAGGGGGCGTGCGCGTGCCGGATTATACCTTTTACGTAGAGGATTACCTGGGCGAGGACATCCCGGAGAAGGAGTTCCCCCGCTTCATCAGACGCGCCGGGGACGAGCTGCGCCGTATGCGGGAGATGTACGCCGTGGCACCGCGCCAGGGGCTGGACCCGGAGCTGGCCGAGAGCATGGCGCTCTGCGCTGTGGCCGACGCAATGTACGAATTCGCGCAGGAGGACGAAGCCCGGGGCATTGCGAAGGTGAGCGTCGGAAGCGTGAGCGAGACCTACACAGCGCCGCCCGAGCTGTGCTCCCGCACGCTGGCAGACCGGGCGGCGCATTTCCGCCACGAGGCGGGCTACTATCTGCGAATCGGGCGGTGGCTGCCCCATGAATAAGCTGTACCGCGATACCGTGACGCTCTACCACGCCGACGCGGCGGCGCAGACCGTGGTGCGCACCGTACTGCGGGGCGTCTGCTGGCAGCAGGGCCGCCGGGAGCTGCCCGACGCAGGCGGCACACGCCGGGGCACGGCGCTGCTGGTGGTCATCCCGGAGATGACGGCCCGGTACGGCGCAGACTATACGCTGGCACCGGGGGACAGGCTGTTCCCCGGCGAGGGCCCGGCGCTGACCTGGGCCGACTGGCCGGGCTTTGTGCCTGCGGCGGTGGAGGGTGCGGCGCTGGTGCAGTACGTGCTGCCGATGCGGCTGCGCGGTAAACCGCACCATGTCGAGGCCGGTGCCTGGTGGAACGGAAGCGGAACGGGCGTGAGGAGCCTGACGAGGTGAGATTTTTTTGGCTTCTCCCCCGGGGGAGAAGCTGCCGCCCGCAGGCGGCTGATGGGGGGCGAGCTTGCGAGCGCAGCCCCTCGGAGAAGGCTTTAGAGAAGGAGGCAAACCATGCTTACAAAAATGACGGCCTTTCTGGCCCGGGCCCCTGCCCTGCAGGGGCTTTCTTTGACGGTGGGGGACGTTGGCCCCGCGCCGTACACGGCGGGGCTGTGGTGCCGGGGCATCACGGTGCTGGACCGGCGGGAAAACCTGCTGGGCCGCGTGACACAGCGCTGCCGGGCGGAGTTCACGCTGCGGCTCTGCCTGCCGCGCACCGATGCCGACAACGCCGCGCGGCTGCTGGATCTGCAGACCTGGGCGGCAGCTGAGAGCGCCGCAGGCCGCGGGCCGGTGTTGGGCAACGCGGGGCGCGAGGTCCTGCGCGCCGAGCAGGGCCGCATGGAGCGCGCCGACGCGGGCGGCACGGCGGTCTGCACCGTGCGTTTACAAGCGGAATACACACAAGTTTATACGGAGGAAACCACATGAAAATTGAACGCAAGTACATGGCCCACTACCTGAACGCCGCCTTTGGCAGCGGCGACGCCAGCTACACCCGCCTGGGCAGCGATCTGGAGGAATACTCCCCCGAGCTGACCGCGAACGTGGAGAAAAAGTCAAATATCGTCGGTGAGACGACGGTTACGATCAACGGTTACCAGAAACAGGGCGAGGTCAGCCCCTACTATGCCGAGCCGGGCGACCCGCTGTTTGAGCGTCTGCAGGCCATTATCGACGGCGATCTGGTGCTGGATGACCTGAAAACCGACATCGTCGAGGTCAAGCTCTGGGACAAGGATACGGCGGGGGCGTACCCCGCAGTGCGCGAGGAATGCTACATCGAGGTCGTCAGCTACGGCGGCGACACCACCGGCTACCAGATCCCGTTCAACGTGCATTACACCGGCGTCAAGACGAAGGGCACGTTTGACCCGGCAACCAAGAAGTTTACGCAGGCGTGACAGGCAAAAGAGCGGCTGCCTTCCCCGAGGGGGGGAAGGCTCAGACTGTCGAAAAAGGTGCGTTCATCCCTTGGCCCCCTCTGCGAGGGGCTCCGCCCGCAGGCGGTGGGGGAGAGAACTGTACGGCTGCCCGAAATATTGCGGGCTATGGCAAGGTTCTCTCCCTCCGCCCCTTCGGGGCACCGCTCCCCCTCTGGCGCAAGCGCCACCTCCCCCGTATCGGGGGAGTCTGTCTCACAGAGGGAGGTTTTTCGACACGCAGCTGCCTTCCCCCGAGGGGGGAAGGCTTTGAAGAAAGGAGAGTACGATGGAGCTGAACATTGACACCGGCGTGGAGGAATTCCGCGTCAACGGGCGCGGGGTGCTGCGCTTTAACCCGGCAGACCCGAACCTCTACCACCGCTTTTTTGCGGCGGGGGCAGAGCTTGACGGCTACGACGCCGCGCTGACAAAGGCGCTGGCGGCGCTGGACGGCGACGAGCAGCAGCGCGCCGCGGCGGGGCTGGCCCTGCTGAACGAGTACGACGGCAAGATCAAGAAGCTGCTGACCGGCATCTTTGGCGCGGAGAACGACTTTGACGCGATCCTGGGCGGGGTGAACCTGGCGGGCGTCGGGGCCAACGGCAAGCGTGTGGTGCAGAACCTTTTGGAGGCGCTGACGCCGATCCTGCGCGAGGGCGCCGAGCGCCGCCTGACCGCTGCCGCCGATGCCGCCGCAGCCCGGGCCGATGCCGCCCGCGCCGAGCGGGGCGCAGTATGACCGGGGCGTGGGGACTGCCGATGCAGGCGGAGCTGGGCGGCGTGCGGTATGCCATCCGCAGCGATTACCGCGACGTGCTGGAGCTGCTGCGCTGGCTGAACGGCCAGGCAGATCCGGCGCTGGACCAGAGCGAGTGCTGGTACGTGGCCATGCGGCTGTTCTACCCGGAGTTTGCCGCACTGCCACAGCCGCTTTGGCCCGATGCCACGCAGTTTTTGACCGAGTTTTTGGCGGCGGGCCGCCGCGAGCAGCCCCGCCCCGGTCCCGCGCTGATGGACTGGCAGCAGGACGCACCGCTGATCGCCGCGGGCATCAGCAAGGCCGCGGGGCAGGATGTGCGCACGCTGCCCTACCTGCACTGGTGGAGCTTTCTGGCGTGGTTCGATGCCATCGGCGAGGGGAGCTTTGCGACGGTGGTGGCCATCCGTGATAAGCTGCGCCGCGGCAAGCGGCTGGAAAACTGGGAGCTGGACTATTACCGCACCCACCGCGCCGTGGTGGAGCTGCGGGGCGTGGAGAGCGCCGAGGAACAGGCGGAGAAAAGGCGGCTGCTGGCGCTGCTGGGAGGACAAGGCTGACGTGCAGGGAATGTGCGCTGTACGGTAAGCAGCCGCTTGTGGGAAGCATGCGGGCCGGGCGTGCCCGGCCCCTACAGGGCAATGGGTATTCAGGAGAGGAAGTGAGGATACACGACGGAATTGACTTTTGACGAGCTGTCAACGCTGAAGCAGCCCTCGGCGTCCCTGCGCACGGCGCTGGATAGAATTTCTGCGGCGCTGGGGAGCGTGGGCGACGCCGGGCAGCAGGCGCGCAGCGTTGTGGACGAGCTGCGCGTGTCGCTGCGGGCTGCGGCGGCACAGAGCGTGAAATCGGCCCGCAGTCTGGCAAAATTTGACGAGATCAACCGCCTGTCCGCCCCGGCGGAGGACAAAACGGCGGCGCTGGAAAAGCAGCAAAAGGCCGCCGAGGCCGCGGCGAAGGCCGAGAAGGCCGCAAGATCCACCGCGGCACGCCGCAGCGGTACAGCGGGCAGCGACCTGAGCGGCCTGACGGCAGTCTGGCAGAGTGTGCTGGAGAGCCTGCGCGGTGCGTGGGCGGATTTCTGGGCGTACCTGCAGGGATTTTTTGCGCCGTTCGCCGCGGCGTGGCAGACGGTTTGGCAGGGGCTTTCCGCGGCGGCAGCCGACGTATGGGAGCAGCTCTGCGCGGCGCTCTCTACGGTGGTCCAGCCCGCGCTGGCGCTGCTGGACACGGTCTGGCAGGGGCTTTGGACGGGCATGGAGCAGGCGTGGGCCGCCTACGGGCAGCCGATTATGGACGGCCTTGCGCAGGGGTGGCAGAACGTCGTCGGCATCGTTTCGGCGCTGTGGAGCGAGGTGCTGCAGCCTGTGCTGGTGCAACTGTTTGACCTGCTGGGTGCGCTCTGGACCGCGCACCTGCAGCCGCTCTGGAACGAGCTGACGGCGTGCCTCGGCGCGGTGACAACGCTGCTGCTGACGCTGTGGAACACCGTGCTGGCACCGTTTGTGCAGTGGCTCATCACGGCGCTGGCCCCCGTGGCCGTGCAGGTGTTTGCGGCGCTGGGCACGGCGGTGACCGGTGCGGCGGGCATCATTGCGGACGGCATCACGATTGCACTGGCGGTGCTGCGCGGTATGGCCGACTTTTTGACCGCCGTGCTGCGGGGCGAGTGGGACGCTGCCTGGGCTGCGATGGCCGCGACGGTCTCTACCGTGTGGGGGCGCATCGTCTCCATTGTGCAGACGGCGGTCTCCACGGTGCTGGGCGTTGTGCGCAGCATGGTCGCGGCCATTGCGGCGGCCATCAACGGGCTGCTGTCGGCCATCGGACATGCCAAAAGCATGGCGGGCAGTGTGCTGGGCGGCGCGGGCAAGCTGGTCAGCAGCCAAAGTGCGCTGCCCGGGCTGGGCTACGCGGCGTCGGTGCCGGTCCCGGCGCTGGCGCAGGGGGCGGTCATCCCGCCGAACCGGCAGTTTTTGGCGATGCTCGGTGACCAGACGACCGGCACGAACGTGGAAGCGCCGCTGGCGACCATCAAGCAGGCCATGGCGGAGACGCTGGCCGGCTGGCAGGGCAGCGCGGACGGCCAGCCCATCAACATTTACATCGGCGAGGAGCTGCTGGACAGCGTCATCGCCAACAGCCAGAATCGCCGCGCCCTGCGCAGCGGCGGGAGGTGAAGCGTGGAAATTCTGAACATTGACGGCACGGCGCTGCCCGCGCCGAGTGCGTACAAGGTGCAGCTATCCGATCTGGACAGCAGCGGCACGGGCCGCACCGAGGACGGCGTTCTTGTGCGGGAGCGGGTGCGCGGCGGCGTGGCAAAGATCAGCGCCGGCTGGGCGGCGCTCTCGACGGCGGACTGCGCCAAGGTGCTGAACGCCACAGCCCCGGACAGCATGACCGTGCAGTATTTTTTTGGCGGCGTGCGCACGGCGAAGATGTACGCCGGGGACCGCACCGCCGACCTGAAGGCCGCCCGCGACGGGCAGGCCGTGTGGGAGGTGGCGGTGAATCTGATCGAGTTTTAATGCAGAATTTTGCAGGTGGTAGGGGCCGGACATGTCCGGCCCGCGGCCTTACCGCA